TAGAGTGCAATAAAGTAATAGTATTTGGTAAAAAGTGGCTACATTTAAACCCCAGCGATGGACACACAGCACGCCCCACAACGGTGAGTACTGTAAACTGGCGTAAACTGCGTGCTTCAGCGTTGGTAGAATGCAAGAATGTACTACGCTTTGAAAAAGCGCCATGGGTAAAAGTTTGCAGAAGCTTTAATACACCAAATAGAACCACTTGTTCAGAGTGTAAAGCCCGACTACGCGACTAAACCTAAGTTCGAAAGGAACTTGCCTCAGCCTCGACATGGCTGAGGCATTCTTATGCCTAAGACAGGACCCACCATCACCGTAGCGCGTAAGTCTGGTGCCACCGCGTTGGCGAAGCGCATGGCTGGCCTTACGAAGCTGGCCGCTTATGTAGGGGTTCCAGCAGCTGGTAAAGACGCTCGTAAGCAGCAGTTGCTTGAGATGGCCGGCAAGACCGCCTCCAAAAAGAAGAAAGCCAAGCTTGCAAAAGCGGCGAAGGAAGACATCAACAACGCCGAGCTACTTTTTATCTTCGAGAAGGGCTCGCCCATCAATAAGCAGCCAGCGCGCCCGGTGTTGAAGCCGGCAATTGAGAACAACAAGGACTCCATCAATCGCGAGCTCAACGCCTCCATCAAAGCAAGCCTGGATGGAGACAAGGAGAAGGCCGCGAAGTTCATGCTGCGCGCCGCGCTCGCTGGTCAGAACGCCGCGCGTCGCATCTTCACCGAAGCGAATGGTTGGGAACCGAACGCCAAGTCGACGATAGCGCGCAAGGGCAGCGACGTGCCTGGCATCGACACCGGGGCGATGAGGGCGGCGATCGTAGGGGTCGTGAGAGAGGAATAGCCATGTTGGATTGGGGAGCACGGCAGCGCAAGCTCAGCAAGATTCGCGGGTATGATGCGCAGGAACAATCTACTATTACACTCACCATTACTGGTCCCAAAGATTTCGTAGACAGGTTGGCGCGCCACATTTCATTCATCAAATGGCTGGGTGATATTGGTCATTCCTGCGTAGCCGGGATAAGCGTAGACGGCGATGGCAGCGATCGAATCAAGGTGGCGGAGGAGCTCCCATCCATCAAAGAATCGGCGGTTAAAACGCACGGAACCTACCCAGACCAATGGGAGAATGCTGAGAAGATGGACCTGTGATCTCAGTAGCCGATGTAGTCGTCGATCCCGACATGATAGCGCCGAAGCCGTTCACCATATTCCGCAGCACGGATACGTGGGTGCTGGGCGGAGTGCAGTCAACAGTTACACCGCTGCAGGCATTCGGTCCAGTCCAGCAATTGTCTCCGAAAGAAATACAGATGCTGCCAGAAGCCGACCGCGTAGAAGGTGTGCGTGCTTTCTGGTGGACGCAAGCCTTATACGTAACGCGCGGAACTGCTCCGGTTCCCAGCACTCACGGTGAGGTTCCAGCTGGTTCTGGTACTACCTACACACTATCAGAAGTACCGCCTGAAGACACCGCCACCGTGTACGTCAACGGTTTGCTGCAGATTCCTGGCATCGACTACATGATAGTCGGCAACGTACTTACATTCACGAATTCCGTCGTCGGCACGCTCTACATCACGTGGCCATTCACGGCCTACGTAGGCGCGGCGGCCAGCGACATCTTGCAGTATGAGCATGAGCAGTACCGAGTGATCTCGGTCTACAGAGATCCAGGGGGCGGGTACTTCAAAGCCTTGGCCCGCAGAATGGACGCCGCCTAGTGCCGACTTCTACGCCCTATCCCAATGGTCAAACACTTGTTTCCAGCGCACTTACGGTGGCGCAAATCAACGCCATCATACAGCCTATGACGTGCGGCATGATTGGCATCAACCCACCGGATTACAGCGTGGTGCGTGTGGACTGGCAGACCGAGGGGCAGCCATTCATCGCTCGTCCAGATGTTGACGTCTGCTTCATCAGCTGCGTGCCAGAGAACGTGGACTACCGGCTGGTAAGAGATCGGACATTCTCTGGTACTGGGCCAGTGGTCGAGACATGGATGTACACACGCGGCTGGCGTGTCAACTGGGTGCTGTATGGGCCGAACAGCACGGACCGAGCACGCGCCATCCACTCCGCATTCTTCATGGATTACTTCAACGACCTGCTTTCGTTGCAGCAGCTTTATCCAGTGTCCGACTTCGCCGAACCGACGCGCATCCCTGAACAAACAAATGCACAGTGGTTCGATCGGTCCGACTTCAGCGTAGTCATGTATGAGCAAATCACAGAGACCATATCCGACGGCGCTGTTATAAGCGTTGAAAACAAGGTATTCACAGAAGACGGCCTGCTGGCCGACGTAACAACGAACGAATAAAGGAGAACCATGGCCGTTACGCCGCCTCTGGCGCTATCCAACATCATTGACATCACGGTTACGGTGTCTCCCACAGCACCAGCCGTCAACTCTTTCAACGTAGGATTGTTCGTAGGACCGAGCACCATCATTCCTTCGTACGGAGCCAACAGCCGCGTGCAGTTGTTCACCAGCACGTCGGCCATGCAACTTGCCGGATTCACAACCAGTTCACCAGAGTACATTGCGGCACAGATCTACTTCTCGCAGAGCCCTGCGGCGGCCCAGTTCGCTGTCGGTCGGCAGGACCTCACCGCCATAGGCACCGTCGTCCTGGACGGGCGCACCGTGAACGACGGCGCGATGTCCAGCGTCACCAACCCGACGTTCCTCACCTCCGCCACCGCCGCCTTCGTGTCCGGCGACGTCGGAACCCCGGTCATCGTGGCCGGAGCCGGAGTGGCAGGGGCCGCACTGGTAACGACCGTCGCGTCGGTCACCAGCGGCACCGTCGCCGTACTGGCGGCGCCAGCCACCACCACCGTCACCACCGCGCAGACGAGCGTGGGCTACGTCGGCGAGGGCTTCGACGTCGGCGACCAGTTCAACATCGTGCAGGGCAGCGCCAACTACGGCGTGGGCCAGGCGCTCACGGTCGGCTCGACGGGGCAGATCCTGACGTTCAGCGTGCCGACGCAGGGCACCGGCTACAGCATGGCCAACGGTCTGACGTGCACGGCGATCTCGCCATCCACCGGAAACGGCCTGAAGGTGGACATCACCGCCATCGGCGAGTCGCTGCTGCAGGCCGCCACGGCGTGCCGGATCGCCAGCGGCGCGTGGTACGGGCTCACGGTGAACGCGCCCGCTGACGCAGACAACATCGCCATCAGCGAGTGGGCCGACCCGCTGTGGCAGAGCACGCGCTACTACCCGTATTCGAATTCGGTCGGCATTCCAGCTGGCACTGCGAACAATGTAGCTCTGCAATTGCAAACGCTGTCGCTGCGCGTACTTGGCCAGTACGGCACGACGCAGGGCGGATTGTTCCCGAACAATGTCTATGCGGCTGTGGCGTTGATGGGCGTGGAGATGGGCCTTAATACCGGACTCGCCGGGAGCTTCTTCACAGTGGCGCACAAGACACTGGTAGGTATCGCCCCAGAGCCGCTGTCGCAGACCCAGTACGCCAATATCCTGTCGGCCGGCTTCAATGTGTTCGGCAACTTCCAGAACTTCGAGTTGGAGGAGCCGGGTTTCATGTCCAACGGGTCACCATCATACTTGTGGCTGAATCTGGCCATGTTGGTGGCGCAGATCCAGAGCGCGGAGATGGCCGTACTGCAGTCGGAGGCAGCTGTTCCGCAGACGAATGCTGGCGAGCATCTGCTTATCCAGGCCGCGAATTCGGCGTGCACGTTCATGGCGAATATCGGCTTCCTCGCCGGCAATACTTGGCAGGGCGCTTCGATCAACATTACAGGGTTGTCGATTACGAATGGCCAAGCTCTTCCTTCTGGCTTCCTGAACTTGTCACAGCCGTATTCGCAGCAATTGACGGCCGATCGCGACGCCGGCAAGGCCATGCCGATCTACACGTTCATCACCACGGCGGGTGCGGTTCAAAGCTTGACAATCGGAGTGTTTGTTCAACTGTAAGTCCGCCTGAGCGGAAGAAAAGGAATCTGTCTTGGGACAAGGGGCAACTTATTCATTCAAGAGTCTGACGGGCGTTCTAACGAACGACGTCTTTGGCGTAACCATCCCGCTGACCGGCGGCAACATCGGAGCCGGCAGCTTTTCCATTCGTATGTCGACCACCCGGTCGGCGCACGATGTGGCGGCAGATGGTACGGTAATGGTGTCGTACATCGCTGGTGATAACGGCGAGCTCGACATCAACGTGCAGGAGTCGTCTTCACTGCACTCGGACCTGCTGGATCTGTGGAATCAGTGCTTGCTGGCCGCGAACAACGACGACGTCAGCGGCTGGGCGGCTACATCCATCAGCTTCCGTATGCTGACGGACGGTACGCAGCACACACTGACCGGCTGCAGTTTTGACAAGGTGCCAGACAAGCCATACGAGGCCAATGGCCAGCGTGTGACCTGGAAGCTGATGGCGGCCAACGTAATCAACCAGTAGTAAGGAGCAAGAAATGTCACGAAGCAAGGTAGTGGAGTTGAAGGGCGCGTCGTACGAGGTCCGCAAGCTGTCGCCAGACGTGGGCAGCTTCATCTTCATGCGTATGATGAGCATCAGCATGCGAATGATGCAGGAGCGCGCCGAACGGGAGTTAGAGGCAGCTTCCAAGCGGCGCGGGTCTGTAGAGCAGGTCGCGGAGCAGCCAACCGAGGAACAACCGGCCATCAGCGGCGAGGACCGGGTGCGCGCTCTGGCGTTCACTGTCCTGTCTGGTGGTGTGGAGTTCTCTGACTTCCAGTTCATCCAGACGGCGTGCTTGAAGGTGGCGTCGAAGAAGGATGAGAACGGAAATGCCATGCCCATTATGACGGACGGCGGTGTATGGACCAAGGATGGTTACGGCGTGCGGGACGACGTCGGTCTCGTGATGCAGCTGGTGTCCGAGGTCCTGGTGTTCTGCTTCGGCGCTTTTTTCGAGTCCACCGCCCCTGGTTTGTGATGCCGGGTGACGACGGGGACGGACCAGGATTCGAGGTGGCGGGGTTTCCAACCCTGAACGCCTTCCTGTGGCAACCCGTCGCTGCCGGTCTCTGGCGGCAGCATGAGATGTTCGACGGTACATACGACATCGGGGACTTGCTCGATGTGTTGGAGTACCTGGACACCAAAGAAGAGAACATGCGGCGCGTCAGGGCGCATGCGGCGAAAGGAAACTGATGGCAACGAGCTTCGTCGATGAATATCTAGTCAAGCTCGGTTCTAGCGTGGATCAGAGCGGCATGGCCAGGTTCGCGCAGGCGCTGAAGGAGGCCACCTCCGTGGCCGGCAACAGCGCGTCCGCCATAGCGGGTGCGTTCTTCAAGGCGCAAATGGAAATCACCGGTGGATTCCTGGCGATCGGGACAGCCGCGGTCGGCATGGTGGACAAGGTCGCCATGGCAGATCAGTCATACCGCCTGCTGGCCTTGAACATGCACATCAGCAAGGAAGCCGCGCGCGGTCTCCAAATCTCCATGGACGCGCTCGGCGCCACCCTAGACCAGATGACGTGGGACCCAGAGCTGCGCGCTCGCACCGCCGTGCTGATGCACGACATGCACGCCATGGCCCCGGACGGCGATTTCGACGCGCAGATGAAGAAGGTGCGCGACATTCGCTTCGAGTTCACGCGCATGGAGGTCGAGGGCGAGTTCCTGGCCATGAATGTGGTGAACACGTTCATGAAGGCGCTGGGTCTGGGTCCCGACACGCTGCTGGAGAAGCTGCAGCGCTTCAACAACTGGGTGACCACCAGCATGCCGGAAATATCGGCCAAGATCACCAGCGTGTTCCTTCCGGTGTGGAAGGACGTCAAGGACGTGTTCCATACGGTCGGGAGCGCGGTGTCCGAGACCGCCTTGGCGTTCACCAATTTGGTCGGAATCTTCGACCATTCCGTCAGCGGCAGTACGTTCAATTTTCAAAAGTTCGCCAAGGCCTTGATCGACGTGATCCACCTGTTCGCGGTGTTCGTGGAGGGCGTGGCCACCGCCGAGGAGCGAGTGGCGCGCCTGTTCACGGCGGCGGCGCTAGCGTCCCATGGCAGATTCTCCGAGGCCGGATCGGTGCTGAGCGCGCCCGTCAAAGACGGCTCTGGGGCCACCACCACGAACAGTCCGATACTGCCGAACATACCGGGGTTCAGTAGTGGAACGCAGGCGCAAGCGCAGGGCAATGCAGGCATCAACATACACGAGATGATAACGCATGTCGCTGAGCAGTTGGGAATCGATACGGACGTGGCGCACGCTCTCGCGCGTGGCGAAAGCGGCGAACGCCAGTACGACTCCAGCGGCAATTTGCTGCGCGGAAAAAACAAGGACGGCTCGCACACTTCCGCCGCCGGGGTGTTCCAGTTGCTGAAAGGCACGGCGCGCGGCCTTGGCGTAGATGCCGCTGACACTGGGCAGAACATTAAGGGCGGACTTACATACTTGGCGCAACTTCTGAAGATGTTTCACGGCAATGTCTACGAGGCCGTGGGCGCGTACCATGACGGTCCTGGCGCCATGAACAAGGCGCTGTACCGCCACGGCGCGCTAAGCTCGGAGGCGCAGGCCGAGATAGCGGCCATCGCGCGCGCCAAGGGAGTGTCGGGCGACATCCACGTCGGATCTATCGTGATCCACATAGACAAGCCGGGCCACACCAACGAGCACGTCGCGAACGCGGTCGTCTCCAAGCTGAACTCACTGAAAAACAAGCAGACGCAGCGCAACCTTTATGAGTTGCAAGATGCGGGAGCTACGGGGTAGGCCATGTCGACCGCACCAGCACCGATCGCCCAGTATCGTCCTCCGCAATGGGCCAAGATGCCGATGGTTTCCGTAACCGTACCGGCAAGTTACGGTCAGAGCAGCGTGGGAACGGAAGTCTCTGGTAGCAGTCCTGACACTCCGTTGCAGTTGTCGGTGACTTCGTCCACTACTTACGTATTCGACGCCGTCTTATCACTAGAGCATGGACAGACGCTCACCAAGACCATGCACCCGGTGCAAAACGGCGCGGCCATAACCAGCCACGCCTACCTCAACCCGGCGTCGCTGGTCATATACGTGCTCATGTCAGACGTGACTCCGCAGTACGTCGCTTCCAATCAGACCAGTCCCCCTTACGTTCAGCAGTGGACCGGCAATTCGTCCAAGAGCGTGTCGGCGTACCAGCAGATGCTAGCGTTACAGGCTTCACGTGTGCCTCTTCAAGTTACTACTCGTCTGCGCACATATTCAAACATGCTGATAGCGGATATCTCGCCGCATGAGGACAATAAGTCCATAACCGGAGCGCGCTTCCGAGTCGAATTTAGCCAGTTGTTTTTGGCTGACGTGCAGACGGCACCCACAAGTTCTCGTCCGAATGAGACGAATCAGACCGGACTTGGCGAGGTCAGCACCGCACCAACGACATCCACTATCGACAGTCAGTTCCTTGTGCCCCCAGGCTCCATGATCAATACGCTGAATGCCGATAGCATCAACAACCAGTTTCCGGCG